TGCTTGGCCCATCTGGCTATCGGCCTGATCGCGACAGCATGGATGACATGCCTGTTGCTGAACAGGACACCATGCTGGCTGCGATGCAGCGGCAGGCGGGCGGCGCGCTTGGGGCGATCACGACCGCTCTTGATACGCCCGGTGCCATCGGCCGAGGCTTGCTCACTGGCGATCCCACCAGCGGCTTCTCGTTTGACGAGGACCGCCGCGTAAGTGGTGCGGAGATGCTGGAGAAGGCTGGCGTTCTCGGCAAGGATGCCAACCCATACTACCGCGCGTTTGCGGGGCTGGCTGCGGAAGTCGCGACCGATCCGTTGGCCATCGTGACAGGGCCACTCAGCACCCTGTCCAAAGCGGGCAAGGCCGCAAAAGCCGCAGGCATTCTCAACAACGCATCCGATGCCGCCCTTGCTGCGATGGGCATCGACAAAGCGCGTGACGCACTTGCTACCGGACGAAACGCCTACCAGTTCCTTGGTGACCTTCTTCCAGCGGGTAAGGCAATAACGAAAGAGAATGCCGCCTATCGCCCGCTGGTTGGGCCGCGAGTTGCTCGATCAAACGTCACGCTTGAGCAAACGATCCAAGCGTCCACCGATCCAGTCAAAGCACTGGAAGACGTGCAGCGTTATCTGAAAAAGCAGGGCGTTGATTACGACTCAGTCAAGGGGCAGAAACTTGGTGGTGCCTTTGGCATCAACTACTTCAATCTGCACGACCCGATAGTCTTCAATCCACAGAACCCGCTGGTACAGAAGTCGCTCGACCTGCTCGATGCGGGCGGGCAGATGGCACGGTGGTCGCCTCTGTCCCGTACTGCCAGTGCGTGGTTCGATCAACGTGTAGGCGGGCGCAGCGGATCGTACGATCAGCTGATGAACCTCCGACACTGGGATGACTTGCAGGCGGAGAAGGCTGCGGCCCGAACGGTTGCATCGCAACACACCCGACTTGTCACCGGCACCGTGTTGTCAGATGAGGCACAGCGGCTGCTTGGTGCTGACACGCTGAACTCTCCACAGGGCGGCGACTTCCTGACACGCATGTATGAGAACGTCCCGACTCAGGGCGACATGCGGCTGCGATCTGCCATCGGGGCCGAGACCACTGACAAGATTGTCGATAGCTTCAACAAGTTCCGCGATGACATTCGTTCCCAAGCCAAGGACTTGGGCATGGTCAGCCGCAGGATGAAAGACCCGTACGGCGTGGAGTGGCTCCCTCGACGCGGGCAGGAAGGAAAGTTTGGCGACTACGGGAGTGGGCTGTCCCAGAACGCCTACTACACCCGCTCACTAGAGAACGAGATTCGCAACAAGAATCTTATGACTCCGGGGGGCACGGTTGACCTGCGGCAGATCACGCTGCTTCCGAAGGTTCAGCAGTTCGTCCGCGAGGGTGAGAAGAGCGGTCTGTCCGTTGCTGAAGTGGGTGCCGAGATAAAGCGGTTCCTCGATTACAAGCACGGTGCCGACACCCCAGAAGCCCGAGCGTACCTCGCCAAGATCGGCGTGCAATACGATCCTCGCGTCACACCGTTCAAGACGTTCGTGCCGCAACTCGACGCGCAGGGCAAGGCTATCACAGAGGCCGTGCTGGACGAGGCAGGCAACCCGAAGATGCGCATGGTCCGCACGAAGCGCGGCACGGTGCGGATCGACAAGGCGACCGGCAAGCCTCTCATGCAGCCGAAGACCCGCACTGTCTTTGACGAGAAGCAGGTCATCTCCCAAGGGCAGGCAGAAGGCATCGCTCGCGTCTACATGCGCAAAGACCCGAGTCTGCCCGCCGACATGCCATTCTTTAGCGAGCATCCGCTGGCCCCTATCGCTCGCGCTGCAACCGCTCAGGCAACAGCCCGTGCTAACGCTCGCACCGTATACCAGAGCCTTGCCGAAGCAGCAGAGTTTGCAGGCGACGGTGCCTTTGCCAACTCTCTCCCCGGCACCAATCGTAAGCCGCTCGACCGTGCGTTGACAGAGATCGCACAGAAGACCGGATTGCAGACGCTGTCTTCCGGCAACCCATCGAACTCCGTTGTCAACATCCTCAAGCGGCAGATCGCCGCGATCAACAACCAGTCTCCCGATGCGGTGAACCTCGCCCAGTGGTCTGTGCCAGAAGTTGTGGTCAACCGCCTGACTGCGGTTCACGACTTCTACTCCAAGCCACGCGCCCAAGAGGAAGTCGCGGGCATCTTCAACGCTATCGGCCAAATATACAAAGGCTTCCTGCTTGCTTTCCCGAGTCGCTTCACACGCGATATCTATAGCAACGGCTACCAACTGTGGACGCTAGGTCGCAACCCGCAGGATGTGGTGTACGGCATTCGCACCGCACAGAAGATCGTGTCCGGTGATACGAAGGCCGCTGCCGAGCTTCTTCGTCAGCTGCCCGGCAACACCAAGCTGCCGGACCAAGCGGTGCTGTCGCGGATGCAGGATGACGTGGCTCGCACCGGCATCCTTCAGACACTCGCATCGAGCGATCTGCTGACTTCCAATCGCACGGCTGACCTCAACAGCCTTGTGCCCGGTATGAATCCGCAGCGGGCGGGCGACTTCATCAAGGAGCTTGTGCCGGACGGCTCACGCAATCCGCTTCAGATGGCGCAGGACTACTTCACCTTCAAGGGTGTACAGATTCCGTACGCCCAGAAGCTGCCTGCTGCCGAGACACGCAACGCCGTACTCAACGCCTCGCAGAAACTCAACGACTACACCGACAGCGTCTCTCGCCTTGGTGGCATGATCATGCTCATGCGGCAGGGCGTGTCTGCTGACGAGGCGGCACGACGTGTCACAGAAGCTCTCGTTGATTACTCAAGCTTAACGCCCGTGGAAAGGTCCGTTTTTAAAGCGATTTTTCCGTGGTGGAGTTACGCGAGTAGGTCAGGTGCATACGCCGTCAAGGAACTGCTGACCAATCCCGGCGGCGCGTATGCCCAGACGGTGCGTGGGTTCAACCGACTGCAAGAGTCCGACGAGAACACCTACGTGCCCGAGGCTCTGCGGCAGCAATTCGCCATTCGCATTCCAGACGAATACAAGCAGTATCTGGGGCTGGGTAAGACCGGCAACACAACCTTCCTACGCGACATCGATATCCCCGGCTTCGACACTCTGTCACTGTTCTCGCCCGGCCCCGGCATCTATCCGACCGTCAAAAGCACATTCGCCAATCTGGCGCAGCAGACCAACCCGCTCCTCCAAAACCTGACCGAGCTTGCGTTTGACCGCGACCTGTTCTCGCGCCGCCCACTGCAACAATCAGACAACGCGCTCGACCGCATCTATCGAGAGTTGAGCGGATCGAAGACCAACATGAATCCGGTGCTGCGGCAGGCCATCGACCTGATCCCCGGCCCGCGTATCTCCAGCGTGATCAGTCCGCTTGTGGACTCTCGCGTTCCCGACATGCAACAGCGTGTCGCCAAGATGCTGATCAACAGCTTGACAGGCGTGAAGGTGCAGGACGTGGACCCGCGTTATCAATACTCAGACGCACGCCGCTTGCTAGCCGAAGAGTTTGGCGACTTCGCCCGGGACTACACCGAGAGCTACATCCCGAAGGACGTGTTGCCGCAGGTTCCGGCAGAGCTACTGCCGAGGTACGAACTATTCCGGTCGCTTGGCAAGAGGCTGCGTGACGAGAGGAAGGCACAGAAATGAGCGCGATCATCCGACTCGCAAAGACGCTGTACGGCCCGCAGAAGTACGGCGAACTGTCCGAAGAAGCTGGCCGCGTGAAGGCGGAGTACGTTGGTGCTGGCGGCAGGCCGGAGGACGTGTACTCGCCAGAGAGGATCAGCGCACTGGCTAATGGCGGTCCACTGGCCCTGCTGCGTGAAGAGGGCAAGCTGCGTTCCGATGGCACCGTCGCCGCTCCCTATGTTCCGACCGGGCTGGCACTCGCCACAAACATGATTGAACCCGCTGCCGTGCCTGCCGTCGTTAATGCGATGCGTAACGGAATAAACACGGTGAGCAGTGGACGTGATCCGGAAACGGGACAAGGCTTTGCTATTGGACGTGCGCCTGACGGAAACGTGGTGAAGGTGACGAGATGAGCGACATCATTCGCAAGGCCAAGGCTGGTGCGTGGACACGCAAGGAAGGGAAAGACCCTGACGGCGGGCTGAACCAGAAGGGCAGAGATAGCTACAACCGCGAACACGGTGCGGACTTGAAGGCACCGCAGCCAGAGGGCGGGCCGAGGCGGGATTCTTTCTGTTCGCGGATGCAAGGCATGAAAGAAAAGCTGACTAGCGAGAAGACAGCGAACGATCCTGATTCGCGAATCAACAAATCACTCCGCGCGTGGAAGTGCTAATGAGCGACGTGATACGTGCAGTGCGTGGCGGCTGGACTCCTCCTCCGCGTACCAATTCATTCGACGTGCGGGCCGACCTGCCGCGTGATACCTACTCGTTCTTGCAGAACCAGATCGAGAGCCAGCAGCGGCAGGCGCAGAACAACGTCAACCGCACGATCCGTTCCGGCAATCTCAACGCTGCGCCGCGTGCCGAGACTGCCTCACCAATCCGCATGCCAGTCATGCTGCCGACCACCATCATTACCCTCCCTGTTCCGTAGGAGTGCCAATGTCCAGCGGCTACAACCAACCGTTCGACGCCACGACCATCAGCCGCATGAACCAGCCGCGACCGAAGGGGCCGGATGACGTTGTCGTTCACAACCCATTCCAGATGCAGCTTGACGCCAATCCGGAGTTCGCCCGCCCGGCCAGCGGTGGCGGCAACATTCGCGACCTGATCAACAGGCTGCGGCAGCGACCGACGCAAATGGCACCGGCCCCCCAGCAGCAGGCTCCAGCCGAGCCGAAGTCCGTGCTGCGAAGGGAGTGATGCTCTATCTATTACCGGATCGGCGGCGGGCCAGCCGGAACGTCGAACAGCGAGGCGTCTAGGTAGTGCCTGCCAGCCAGCATTGGATGACTGTGCTGAAGATAGCGAGTAGCTGCGCCGGGCTGATCTCGCTCGACATAAGTCGCGCAGGATCGACGCAGCCATTTGCACGAACCGCCGAAGCCGTGCCTGTCAAGGAACGCCCGCCACGTCTTGATCGCCCTGCGCCGTGTCAGTGCCCACTGGAACAAGGTGCCATCGGGTGATCGCGATAGCAGTGCATTCACTGTTTCGTCTGTTGTGTCAGACATCTTCCTCACAAGTGCCTTGCCAGTCTTTCCCGCCGTGGTGCTGATGCAGCCATTTCGCACATGCTGGGCAGTCAGGCCAAGCACGTCACTGAATCGCAGACCTGTATCAAAAGCGATACCGATCCATGCTGGCAGCACGTCGCACCTCCGCAAGGTGGACACTCCGCCAAGCAGAGTCTCGTCGCGTTCTGCCGCCTCTAGCATGCGGACCAGATCGAGCATCGACCATGCCTGTGGCGGAGCCTGCTTGGCACGCACCTTCCTGATACGCACTGGAAGGGTTTCGGTCAGCCCTTCTTCAAATGCGTATCGCCACAACGTCAGCAGTTCTCTGCGGATATTGGATGCTGTTGTGGGTCCGACTGTTAGCGTTCCGATAAATCGGTTGACGCTTTCCGGTTGGAGTTGACAGATTTTTTCAAGCCCATTAGCTTTGGACTTCCGTACAGTTCGTCGCAAGGATTCGACGTATCGAGGACTGCATTCCCGTGAAGCAACATAGGCTTCAAGCAGTTCGTCAAGGTGCATCTCAACGGTGTGTATCAAGGAGGATTGAATCATCGGTGGCTCCCCTTTCTGCGGGCCACCTTGCCCCCAATTCGTAGCCCATATCCCTATGGACTCAATAGCTCTAAACAAGAGCTAACTGCTTGCCCCCCCATGTAGAGGAAGGAGTTAATGGTTTCCTAATGGTCAGGATAGAAAATCCTGACTGGACGCAGCACCGGCTTCATAAGCCGGGTGTCGCCGGTTCAAGTCCGGCCGCTGCTATTCCAGTCACTGTTTCCTACGAGCCAGCGAAGGACTACCACCGCTGGCCCGAAACATCATGCAGTCAGCTGAAGACCCTACGCGAGTCTTCACTTGAATTCTACTGGCGATACGAGGTAGGGGAAGCCCCGCCCAAAAGTAGTGCCAGCCTCGACTACGGCACTTTGCTCCATACGTGGGCAGAGTTGGGCGACGAGGAATTCTGGCAGCGCGTCTCTGTTGCAGCGGACACTCTGGTAACCGCGACAGGGGCATTCTCAAAGAAGGCGGACGAGTGGATCGCGTCACTCGATCCACGCCTGATCCCCATCTCCCCGGCTGATCGCGACAAGCTGCGTGCGCAAACTCGCGAACTGCTCCGCAATCCCGAAGTGGCGGAGATCATCGAGCGGACAGTGGACCGCGAGTTCAATGTCCGCTGGCCGTGGAATGGCCACCCTGTCCGCGCTCGCTGCGACGGACGCACTGACGAGTTTCTCTTCGACTGGAAGACCACTCGCGATAAGTCGCCACAGAACACATGGTGGCGCAGTGCGATTGAATTCGGCTACCACCTGCAATCCGCCATGTATGCGGAAGCAGGTGTGGCAATGGGCATGCCACTGCATCGCATGCGTTTCATTGTCACCAGCACTGTGTGGCCCCACGAATGCTTCGTGTGTGTGATGCCACAGAAGCTCATCGACATCGGTAAGGCGCATTGCGAGCGTCTGCTGGATGAACTGCAAACCCGCCGTGAGTGGGATTGCTGGCACCGTCTGGACTCACAGGAGGTCTGTGAGTTGCGCGTCCCTGATTACGCCATGAAAGGAGCATGATCATGCCGCAGATTGGTTCGTTCGTAACCCTCCTCTATCGCGAGGAATCCCGCACCACTGGCGAGCTTATCGCCGCTGTGTGCAAGGCCCAGCTGGAGTTTGCCCCGATCACCCTCGATTGCGAGGGGCGTCGTGGTGGCGAGGCGTACAGGTATGCCTCGATCCAGTCGATTCGCCGTGGCATCCAGCATGCCATGTCTCGTCACGGCTTGCTGATCCATCACGTCTACGGCTTCTCCGATCAGGGGGAGCATGTGGTCACCGTGTTGCGTCACAGCAGTGGCGAGTACATCGCGTCCACCAGTCGTATCGCATTCCGCGAAGACGCGCAGGAGCAGAAGGCACTGAAGACGTTGCTGTGCCGCACGGCCATCGAAGGGCTGCTGGGCATCGTGACTGAAGAGGACGATGACGCGCAGTCAACCACGATTGAAGTGGACTCTGCCAACGTCAAGCAGCAGGCCAGCAATCTCGCCATGGCCAAGGCCGCGATCCTCTCCGCAGGCTCGCCTGCTGCATTGGAACGCTATGCCGAGTTGGCGAAGACCCGGCTGGCGGAGGGTGCGTTGTCGGTTGACGGCGCAGCGGAGATCGAGCGTTTGATCGAGGAACGGAAGAAGCACCACAAGAAGGAGGTGGCCAGTGCTGACGGTAAAGGAACTGCTGGAGATCAAGGCACGGATGCTGCTCGCAGCGGAAGCGTGTCATCGGATAGTCGAGTCGCAGGGCGAGCCGCTGGAGTTGGACGCGGAGACGCACCTGCTGGTGTCAAGCGCGATGCACAGCCTGCGTGAGGACGCGCGGACTGTGCTTGCAGAAGTGGACATCCTGCGTGGGATGGCCACGGACTCGTTTGACCACATCTTCAAGGAGGAGACAGAGCATGGACGTTCTGGCTATGTGGCAAAGCCTCGACCACAAGAGGCTGTCGCTGGTGGCGATGGAGAACCAGCTGTCGCAGCAGCAGTTAGTGGCCCTGTTCGACCAAGCGGGGCTGACGGGGAGACAACCCGCCGACCCCGGGCCAAGCGAAATCGCCGCCGCAACAGCGGTGATTCGCAGCGAGTGGACTCCGCAGGTCGAGCAGAGCCGGTGGATAGCGGCACGGAAAACGCTTAGTCACTTCTAGGGAGGGATCGCAGGATGCAAGGCTCACTTTTCACGGACGAATTCACGGAGGTTCGGACGGTTGTTCCCAAGCCATACCGTCCGCGTCCGTACCAGATCGAGGCTGCGGAACGTGCAGAGACTGCTCTTCAAACGGCAGACATGTGCGGCCTGTACCTCGCCACTGGCACGGGCAAAACGGAGATCGGAGCCTTGCTTGTGCAGCCTGTCAAGGATGACGGTGTGCTGTATATCGCCCCTCGCAGGGAGCTAGTTGTTCAGACGGCTGACCGACTAACCCTGCGAGGGGTGGACTGCGATATCGAGATGGGAACGCGGCGCAGCTACAAGCCAGTCACTGTGGCTTGCTACCAAAGCCTTCAGAGCAACCGGAGGTTTGAGCGTTTCCTTGGAACGAAGAGGCGAGTGATCGTTGACGAGAGCCATCTCAACTACAGCGAGGCAGCACTGAAGATGCTGGCTCAGTTTCGTTCGTGGGGTTCGCAGGTGATTGGCATGACTGCCTCCCCTCCCCACAAGAAGAACGTGGTGCTGGCCGATCACTTCGGTGAAGCCGCATATGTGTATGACTACCAGCAGGCGGCTGCTGATGCGTACCTCACCAACTGCAAGATGCACCTGTGCGTGCTGGAAGACCTCGACCTGACAGGCTTTCGTGCGACGTTTGGTGGCACGGACCCGGACTTCAATCCCACCCGCGTTGCCCGCCTGATGGAGAAGAAGGCTGTCGTTGCTGGGATATGCAACATGGTAGCGGAGTTCTGGGAGAACCAGCCCAGTGTGGTCTTCTGTGCCAGCATCGATCAGGCAGAGCTAGTGCGTGATGACCTGTGGAGCCGTGGCATCCAAGGCTCCATCGTCCACAGCAAGATGGACGATGACGAGCAGCGGCTGCACCTCAATGACTTCATGTCCGGCAAGTCGAACCTCGTTATCAACGTGGGCATCTTGACATTGGGGTGGGATGCCCCGCATGTCAGGAAACTTTTTATCGCGAGGCCGACCGCTTCCACCCAACTGTATACGCAGATTTTCGGGCGCGGCACCCGCTGCTTCCCGCCCGGTGTGATCGACGGCATCGACACTGTGGAGGGGCGGCTTGCTGCGATAGCAGCCTCGCCAAAGCCCTTCTTTGAAGTGTTCGACATCACCGATGCGTCGAGGCACAACGATCTGAAGACGGCTCTCGACGTGATCCGGCCAAGCCTCGATGACCGCCTGATGAAGCGGATCAGGAACCGCACGCAGCGCGGCCCCATCGCACCCAAGGAACTCGATCCGATCATCATTGAGGAGAAGCGGGCACTCGCTGCCGAGCAGGCCGCTATCGACGCACTGGAGATGCGGAAGCGTGGCAATGTCCACGTCAGCGGTCAGGTGGTCGCCTACGAACGGGACACGTTCGCTGATGCCGAGACCAACCACCGCAAGAAGGTTGTTGATTTTTGGTGGATGCCATACGGCCGCTTCAAGGGGAGGGGCTTCAAGGCCATCCACGCTGAAGCACCGTGGTATCTGCCGTCGGTGCTGCCCCATGTGAAGAACGAGGGGCTGGCTCGCAACATCCGCAAGTTTCTTTCGGCTCGTTAATGGGGTAGCCACTGGCGCACTGCTATTGACAGAGCCTTAGAACTCATCGCACACGCCGCAGTTTGATCTTCTCGTTGGAATCTGCGGCCAAGAAATCAAACATCCACCGAGCCTAAACAAAGCCAGCCTATCGCTGGAGCGGCTAGTCCGCACAAGTCAGACCAAAGCAGCACGAAGACCTGTAGCCGTACCGGCGGAGCAGGCAACTGTGAGGCTCGCCCTAATAAGGCTGTGGAGGTTCAAGGCACATCGGATGCCAGAGGCAGGGTCGCCCCCCTACCTCACAGGAACCGGGTCTAGCTACATGGAGGAAATCATGGCTGATGGGACGATCACGTTCGGAAAGTACGTTGGCTATCTGGCTTCCGAGGTTCCGCTGCAATACCTGATCTGGGCATCGAGCAGCCTCGCATCTCCGCCGCAGTGCGTGATCGATGAACTGAAGCGTCGAGCCGACATGCACGGCAGCAGGGACTCTGTCGAGGCAGCGGCAGCGGTGTCATCTCTTCTCTTCAAGGGCAGCACCAAGAAGGGCAAGAGGAGGAAGGGCAAGTGGCTGCGGCAGAAGATCGCCAAGCACTACCAGCGTTAGTCCAGTACCTATCCCGGTAGTGCTATTGACACGTTCTTAAAACGAAAGAAACCCAGTTAACCCCAAGGAACATGTGATGAAAGCGAGCATGGTGTTTGGCTCCGTGACGGTGACCGCAGAGGGAGAGGCAAAGGAAGTTTTCACGGAACTGGCTTCCGCCGCCGAGGTGTTCGGCCAGTCGGTCTGCGGTGCGTGCGGATCGGAACTGACCACGCCTGTCGTTCGTGAGGTGGACGGCAACACCTACTACGAAATGCGGTGCAACAGCTGCGGCTGCACGCTGGGCTTCGGCCAGCGGAAGAGCGACGGTGCCCTCTATCCCCGCCGCAAGGACAAGAACGGCAACTGGATGAACAACCGTGGCTGGGCTGATCACCGGCAGAAGGCGACCTCCTCCACCGCTAGCGAGCAACCATTCTGATGATCAACATCCACTCGCAACCGCTTGTCACAGTGCCCGACTTCATAGCGGACGGCTGTGCTGATCTGTGCAAAGACGGCTCAGAGATGCAGGGCATGTTCGATGACATCGCGCATGGAGTCTACGACCGCATCGGCGTCGTGTCTTATGCGTGGATGGAATCAGATGGCGACATTCCAGACATCGTGGGCTGGGCCACTGTGACCGAGTGGGAAGTGGGCGACGAGATCAGGGTCCAGCTACAGGTCGCTGTGTCTGAACCCTATCGGCGCAAGGGGTTGGCCACTGCGTTGTGCGTGTGCCTGACCCATGACATGCCGCACTCGATCACCTCTTCTCGCCTGTGTGTGTTCAGTGATGAGGTGATGCGGATCGCACGGAAACTGGGATGGCATGCACGCCAATACAGATCGGTGGACGATGGCTGGATCGGAGTTGCAGAGACTGATGGGCGAGACATCGGAACCGGGCCTGACGAAGAACGACTACATGCTGATGCACCAGAGGTGCGCGGTGTGCCATTGGCCAGCGAGCAGGCCGGGGAGGAGACTTGAACTGCATCACATCGTTGGCGGCAGCGGTCGCAAGGACGTGCCGGATGGCAGCAATTGGCTGTGCCTCTGCGGGCGATGCCATCATGCAGTACATGATCGGCTCCCCGGATATGGAGAGTTGCCGAAGGGAGCCATACTTCAGGCAAAAGCGGATGAGGACGGGCAGGTCGATGCTGCGAAGCTCGCGTCCCTCAAGCACCGCAAGGCGTTGCCCTACGATCAATGCCAGATACCCGATCAATTCCTAGCGGACAGACACAGGAGGGGCGGAGACCCATGGCCATAAACAGTCGGAGAAAAGGCTGCGTAGGAGAAGTCACCGCGTGCCATGATCTCAAGGCAATGTTCGGATGGAACGCGCACCGCACCCAGCAAAGGACTGGCTGGTCAGACGGCAACTCGCCCGACATCGAAGTCGATCAGACTCCCGACATTTTCTGGGAGATCAAGCGGTGCGAAAAACTCTGTCTTCCCCGTGCGTTGGCACTGGCTGTGAAGCAGGCTGGCCGTCGCTGCCCAGTAGTCATGCACCGACCAAACCGCAGTGTCAACGGGTGGATGTTGACCCTCCGGTTGGAAGACCTATCGAGGCTCGTCCATGCCTACCAACGTGCCGTTGACTCCGACTCTTCGGCAAGCAGTCAGGTGGCTGCGGAAGAACTTCCCGACACGAATGCCGGTGACCGTGAAGCTGCTCGCAAGTCAGCCCGGGTTGCACGGCCTGTGCCAAGTGCGAAGAGGTAGGGCGACGATCACGATCACGCTCGACACAGACACTGTCATGTTGGAAAGCCTGCTTGAGGAGTGGGTGCATGTGCTGCGGTTCGATTGCCCGGTGCCATGCGAAGACGATCACGATCAAATTTTCTGGGCCATTCTGGGTTTAGTCACAAAGAAGTGGAGGGGTGAGTGATGGGGTTTGAGGAAGCCAATGCGACGATCAGGGCAGCAGTTCACAACCGGCTGGATGCCACGCCCAAGGACGATCCCAAGATGGTGGGATACGCACCGCAACAAGAGGACCGGCTGATCGAGCAGTTCTTGAATAAGTTCAACGAGGCAAGCGAGAAGTGCGTGACGAGGAAGCCGCACCCCGTGTCGGAGAAGTTCTTCGCCCTGCTTGAAGAGCTTGAAGCACTTCATGGAAGCAAGTCCGCCGACTACGGGAGCGAGACCGATCCGCTGGCGAACATCCGGCAGGGTGCCGAGTTCGTGAACATCGAGGCGTGGCGTGGTTGCTTGGTGCGGATCGCGGACAAGGTGCAGAGGCTGCGTACCTACTGCCGCACCGGGCGATTGGTACACGAAGGCGTGCGCGATACCTTGCTCGACCTCGCCAACTACAGCCTGCTTGCCATCCTGTTGCATGAGGAAGTGAATGACTGATCCACTGGATCAGGCAATCGAGGCGTCTCTGGCCGAGCGCAACCCGCAGGAAATAGCTGGCGCGTACCAAGCCATCTGTGGGATGATGCTGCTGAATTCCGCCCTCGCCATGCGGCGGCGGATATGCACACGGAACGAGAACGCCTTAGAAAAGAATGCCGCCAAACGCTGGGTATCCGGCTGCGACGGGGTGCTGAAGTTTGACGAGTGCTGCGAAGCTCTCGACATGGATGCAGCTTGGACGAGGCGTGCGTTTGCTGAACTGGGGTCGCCCATAAACAAGGCGAACCCAGAGGGACACTCTCATGCCTGACTCTGACTACCTCTCGCAGATCGGTGCGTACATCTCGCAGGCCCGGGAAAAGGCCCGGGACGGCATCTCGATTGCGGACCTTACCTCCCTGACCTTGGATGGCATGCGGCTTGCCATCGGCCTGCTCGACCGGCTGGAGATGCCGGGTGCCGACAAGAAGGCCGAGGTGCTGAAGCTGGTCAGCTACTTCTTCGACAGCTTCGCAGACGCCTGCGTGCCGTTCGCAGCCAAGCCCATCTGGTGGCTGGCCAAGCCCGCAGTCCGTGCCCTCGTCCTGTCTCTGGCATCCGGTGCGGTCGAGTCGCTGCTGCCCATGGTGCGAGGTGTGGCATGATGACGATGCTCCTCCTCGCTGCCGCCGCTGCCGTCCTCCTCTGGCCTGCCCCCAAGCAGGACAGCCCCTACGCTAGCCTTACCGTGCCCAGCGTCCCGCCGCCGCAGCCAAAAGAGGCCAGCTACATCGAGGCTATCGCCGCCCTTCAAGTAGTGCGGAAGCGTCTGGCCGCTACCGACCAGTTGTCGGAGCCGCAGGTCGAGGCTGTCAACGTACTGACGCTGGCCCTAGTGGCAGGGGGCGAGAAGTGAACATGGGCCGAGAAGTCCGGTACTGGCTGGCCGCTGCCCTGCTGGGGATTGCGTTGGCAATCAACGTGTCCTCGTTCAGTGGGCCGCGCCCGCAGGTAGAGCCGGGGAGTCTCGACCTGACAGCCGCCTTTGTCGGCCCCACCGCAGGGGCGGACGCCTCTTTGCTAGCCGCCATGGCGGACGAGGTGGCGAACGTGATCGAGTTCGATGGGAAGCAGAGCAAACCGATGCTCTCCACCGGGCACCAGCTTGATCAGCTGCGTACCAGAACAAGGGAGTTCCTGATGAGGGGCGAGTCGCTGGGAGATCGACAGCCCAAGGTCAGGCAGATTGTTGGGGAGTATCTGGAGGCCAAGCTAGGCCACAGTGGAGGGGAGATCACCGCTGCACAACGCGACTCATGGGTAGCCGCGTATCGTGACATCGCGAGGTCTGCCCGCCATGCGCTATCTCGCTAGGCTTGTCGCAGCGGGCATCCTGATAGCCCTTGCTTTCGCCGCCTATCAGGCAGGGCGACAGCAGCCCCAACGCTACGGCTACATGCCGGACCCAGCCGGGGCCAAGCGGTTCTCTCAGACGCTGCCGCACCCATCGTTCGCTGCTGCCGCCCCCGAGGCCATGGCCAAGGCCAAGCCGCAGGACGTGTACCTGTGGCGGGCCATGCAGGCAGCACACAAGGCACGGTATGGCACGCCGTGGCAGTGCAGCAACCAGCGTGACGTGGGTTCGTGCGTTGCCCACGGTGCAGCCCATGCAGTCTTCTGCTCCGAGGCTGTGGCGTGGTCGCAGGGGGAGCGTGACGAACCACCCCTCCTGACGCATCAGGGCGCGGTATACGGGGGTTCACGGGTCGAGGCGAGGGGGAAGCCGGGCGACGGGGCCAGCCCGTACGGGGGCTATTCAGACGGCTCCACGGGGTATCACGCCGCGAAGTGGTTGAGAGAGTGGGGTGTGATCCACAAGAAGCCATACCCCAGCCGGGACTGCACGGAGAGCAACCCGGATATCGAGCGTGAGATGGGGGCGTACGGGTGCGGCGGCAAGGATGACAGGGGCAGGCTCGATGCCGAGGCCAAGAAGACGCCATGCCTGCATGTGGCACAGGTCTCCACATGGGATGAGCTAGTGGCGGCGATCACCTCCGGCCACCCCGTGACCGTGGCGTCATCGCAGGGATTCTCCAAGCGACTGGATCACCAATCGTTCGACACACCCAGCACGATGTGGATGCACCAGATGTGCATCATAGGTCTGCGCGTAGATCGAGAGGGCGCGGCCATCGTGAATTCATGGGGGAACTACCTGACCTACACGGCTCCCCGCTACCCGGCAGACCTGCCTGATGGGGTCTTCTGGGTGGACCGCCGTGTGATCGAGCGGATGCTGGCGGCTGGCGATAGCTGGGCAATCAGCGAAGTGCAGTTTGCTTATCGAGATATCAACCACAACAACTGGCTGGGCGAATGATGAACATGAGAATGCTGATCCTCGTTGCGATTGTTGCGTTCGCTGTTGGCCGCTCGATGAGCGAGCCAGAGCCACGCCCCTCCCCCATGCACGACCGCCCGGTGCTGCGGATACTGGTGCGTGTAGCCAAGCTGGGGCTGTGGGCGTTGGCGTTTGCCGAGCCAGCCCCGCATGAGCATCAGCATGTCCAGCATTCGCCCGATGCAGTCGATCACTTCCGGAGTCTGTGATGCACTGGCTTATCTCGGTACTCACTTGGTTATCTGCCGACCCGGTTGCGCTCGACACTAGCGTGCCACGGGCAGCGGCTGCATCGCAGGTGGCGTACGCCACGTTTGCGAAGGATGGGGGGAAGGCTTGTCCGACAGGTAACTGCCCGCCCACTCGCAGGTAATGGATGACACGCCGCCTTACGCCCAAGCAACAGGCAGTCGCAGAGGCTGCGCTGCGATACGTTGCCCCGTCTATCGCCGTGTTCGTGCGCAGAAACCCAGACCTGCGTGCCACGATCAAGCGCGTCGATATGGACAGCGTTGCACAGATGGCGGTGTGCATGGCAGCGTTCACCTACAATCCGGCAAAGAGCCAGCCCACCACGTACTTCGGGAGTGCGATCAGACACGCACTCTATCGGGCTGTGTTGAACCAGCAGAAGCTGGATGGGAGATACGTTCCGGTCGAGAAGATACTGGAACCACAGCCGCACATCGCCCGCACCCGGCAAGAGATGCGGGCGATGCGTGCGCTGCGGTCCCTGTCGGCGTATGACCGGACGCTATTGGAAGACAGGCTGATCGAGCAGGTCACGCTGGAGCAGCTGTCGGTGGAGCAGCACTGCGATCCTCGCACGATTAGCAAGCGAGTGAAGCAGGCGGTCGCAAAGCTACGCTCGATTGAGGGCGATCTGCCCTGATGACCACAGCCGCTGGAAGTCCTTGCGGTTGGTGATCATGGGGTAGCCTGCCTGCCTCGCCCGCAATGCCCATCGCACGGTATCGGGTCCGGTGAATCGCCGGATTGTCTTGCCGGTGAACCGGCCCCGGTCCTCTTCGTGCATGAACCACAACGCAATGTCATCGAGGGACTGGCCTTCGTCATGCTGGGTCTGCATGAAGTCGATGACGCCACGCTCGTACTCGTTCACACGGTACGCCTTCTGCTGGCGGGTGCCGACCTGCTTCCACCCCACTGGCGACGAGCGAGAGAACGGAAGCCCGCTCTCCCGCTTGACCTGATTGTCACGCTTCATCTTGCGTGAGACCATGCGTCTGTACATGTGGGCATAGAGAACCATGTTGCTCTCCAGCATGTCGTACAGTTCCGCATCACCGTCCAGCCCAGACAGATCGGGCAGGTCGAGGATCACACGCTTCACCCCCTTGCGATCCAGCTGGTCGAGCGTTACGAACCCGTCTGTCTTGTTGCGGAACAGACGGGACATGTCCGCCACGACAAGGTAGTCGCCCGGCTGAAGGGCGAAGTACACCTGCCGCCCGTCAGGTCGCTCCGAAAAGATCGAGCCGCCCGACTCTGCCGGATCATAGAAGAACCCGGCCCACTCCACCCCCTTCTTAGCAAGGTGGGTATCGTAATAGTCACGGCAGGTCTTCTCCTGTACCTCCCGTGTCATCCCCTGTTTGGCGGTCGAATGCCGACCGTAGGCGTAGCACTTAGGCATTGGGGTCTTCTCCTTTCCGTGTCTTGCGAACACGATCCGCGATGGCTTCGTTGAACACAGTGTCCCAATACTTCTTATGCCACGCATCGAAAGCGGCGATCATCTGCGTGCGATTGCTGGGGTCAAGCTCCTCCCACATGTAGTCGAAACAGAACCGCTGCATCTTGTTGCGGAATACCCAGTAACAGTTGCCGCTCTGCGCAATGTAGAGCCACCCCTTTCCCTTGCCGGGCAACCGCCAGCGGTAGATCAACTCCTCAATCTCCCCATTGGGCAGTCGGTACACGATGCGTTCGTTCACCTTTCCCATCAGGCCACCGCTCCTTTCTTCGCGTAGTATGCTTGCTTCTTCCGATACGCAGCCAGCTTGGTCTTCGCCAATGCGAGCTTGCGTTCCCACTCACGCACCTTCTCGTCCGCTTCTTCCGCCCGACGCTCGATCAGCGTCAGCGGTTTCTTGCGTTCATACCTTCGCTTGGGCGGGGGCATCTGGGCAAGTAGGTCATACTCCGCAGCATGCTGGCGGAGATCGTTGACCCAGTCTTTCTCAAACTTCCGCCGATGCTCGTCACTGGTGTAGCAATACTGCACTGCCATCAGCAGCAGCGAGGACACGTCCTTGTCGGCAAGCGACTTGTACGAATCCACCTTCCCGCTTGTGGCCAGCGTGGCGAACAAGCGGTCGAGTATCGGCCGTGTCATTAAGGAGCCGCCCCAGTACGCGGGGTCCATCCCGCGCTTGCGACAGCGATCAACGTGCCGTGCATATGCACGGTCGAGGGACTGCTTGAGTATCCGCAGAATGTTCTGTTGAACTTGAGTCAGTGGTGGCTTTGTCATGGTCAGTTCTCCGAACGACATGAAATGAGGGACATGAACACCAGAGCAGCGATGAATGTGACAAGGTCAACCGGCATAGGTGGGCACCTCCTTCGTGAGGTCGATCACCTTCGCCCACGCTGGCGGAGTCGAGTAGCTGGACCGTCGCACCAAAGCGATGATCAGCCTCGCCCGTGTGCGGTGGGCAGGCCAGTCGGTTTCCCCGTCAGTGACCAGCACAATCGCATCGGGACGCTGCTCGCGATCCTCGTCCTCGATTGCCTTGGCCATGTCGGTTCCGCCGTAGCCCTTGAACTCCCACTGCGACAGCGATGTGATCCGCTTCGCATCTTGCAACCGGCTGTCGAATGCCACGACACGGGGGCGATGCACCTTGCGTAGACCGTGGGCAATCACAGTCAACGCACGGCTCTCGGTCCCTGACATGGAGCCAGACGTGTCGATGATGATCGAACACTCCGGAGCCAGACGCACCACGCCACGCTTGCGTGGGGTATCGGCCTGCTGCCTGCGGTTCAAGCGACGGTAGGTGTATTCCTCCGTGCCGATAGGCGAGGCAACCGACTTGGATACCACCGTCCGCAACTGATCGAACGGATCAGGCTGCGGATGCAGCCGGGCCTTGAGCGACTTGACCACCTCCCCCGGGACTGACCCGGGAGAGGATGACTCCAGCTGCTCGATCTTCTTCTCTGCCTCACGCAGGCAGTGATCCACCATCGCATGCTCGACCGCAGACACGGGCTTCTCATACGGGCGTGGCACACCGTCGCTGTTGCTGCCCGCCTTGGCTGGATCGAGCGGGTTGCCGCCGTCTTCCTGCGGTTGTTCCGGTGTGTGCTGGAACAACAACCCGTAATACTGCTCGACCGTCATGCCCCGCACCAGTCCGGGGATGGAGAGGTAAGCGGTCTTCGTATCAGGGATGCAGCCGTCGATACGCACGATGCCGGACGGTTCGTCCAGACCGTGGTGCCTATCGAGCAACTGCTGGACAACCAGATCGGCGGCGAGATTCCACACATACCGCTCTCGCTCTGTCGCCTGTGGCACCGCCGCCTTGAAGCGGCGGCAGTGCGACAGGACAACGTGCATGACCTCATGCAGCAGGCAGTACGCCACCTCCATCGGAGTGAGCGAAGACATGAACTGCTCGTTGCAATACAGACGGTTGGCCTGATCCACTGCCATAGTTGGTATGGCTGTGGTCTCCACCGTCCGCATCATCGAGAAGACGTGGGTGAGGTAAGGCACCCACGTCCGAAGCCGCAGCTTCGCCTTGGTCAGCAGTCGCTGAACTGTGGTGAGAGTCTTCAAGCGGCACCTCCGATCTGGGAAACGAGCTTGCCGTACCGGGACAGCAGGTTCTTGGGAACACGGTAATCCTTGTAGGTGTTGGTGATCTCGTTGAGAACCGGGCCGACGCAGTCGAGCATCCCGTTCTCACCCATCTCGATCAGCACCTTGACCGCCCCGTCCATACGCTTCGACGCATGGTCATCGGACAGCGTTTCCAGAATCCCGCACGGCAGGAAGACCAGCTGATCGACACGGTCACCCGTGTAATCGATGGTCGCCTTGCCATCCACCACTTCGGCCGGATCGTACAGGTCTTTCGCAGCGATGCTCTGCATCAACTGCCCGGCACCCGCACTACCGACCATGCCAGTCGCGATCTGATTGATCACGTCGCCGTCTGCCTTGACCTTGTCCGCACCGGCGAGGCACCGGGCAAGGTTCGTCCACTGACGCAGCGAGGGAAACGCCCGCTCGTCATCGGGGATACGCTTGCATCCACGCAGGGCAGGCTGACGCTGGAGCAAGTAGCCGACACGCCGCGTCCACTTCGGAACGTACGACGAGTAGTCGCCCACAATCGGGAAGTTGGTGGGCAACTTGAACTGCCCGCCGTTAAGCATGCCCTCGATCCACGAATCGAATGGGATTTCCCAGTCGTGGTGGTACAGGCGGTTCAACATCGACGGCTCCAGCGGGCTGGAGTTGGGCGCGAGTTCCGGCGGATTCGCAGCGGCCACCCGGATAGTGGACGGGTGGAGAACCAGATCACCCACCCTGCCCTCGTTCAGCAGGGACAGGAGAGCAGGTCGCATTGACTGCGGGGCAGTGGTCAACTCATCAAAGATGATGCCCCACCCCGGCTGGGTCATGCGAACCAGCCACTCCAGATGCACCATGCGTGCGATGCCAGACTTCTTGTCGATGTCCGGCATGCCGCCCACGTCTTCCGGCATGTGCTGCGAAGGGATGAAGACGAACGGCTTGAGTCCCATCGCACGGATGAGAGCCTCAAGAAACGCCGTCTTGCACTCGCCCGTCCCGCCCCAAGCAATGCCCGGGACACCGCACTGAATCGCAATAAACAAAGCCGCATTCAAGCAATCCATGATTGCAAACCTTTCAAGAAAAATGAAACCCACCTAGCCACGGTGGGCAATCGAACAATCAACCAGCGAAAGCCTTGAGTGCTTCCGCCCCGATCTTTTCGCGAGCCACCTGCGCTGCCTTCGCAACACGGGTGAACGCCTTGCCAAGCAGGGACTTGTTCGCCTGCATGGTTTCTTCAGCAGCGATCCACTGTTCCAGCCGCGTCTGCTGCCCGTTGCTGCGTGGCTTGGCACCACGTTGACGCATGTCTTCCGCGTCCTCGATCATGCCGTTGAACACGGCCATGCTGCGCCGCTCCAACTCGCCACACACATGGGTGATCAACTCGCGGTTGACCACGGGCTGGAACCGCACGGTCTGCATGACCACGCCATGTCCAGACAGGGCAGAAGCCACGGTCTCGTACGCCGTGACAGAATCGGTGGGCATGTACCACACCACGCCTTCGTCACGCAGGAGAAACCCGTGCGATGCCTTGACCAGACCAGAGATAGCGTTGGTCAAGTCGTTGGCCGACACGAACTCGCACTGTTCACGCCAGCAGGCATCAGCCAGCTGGTTGATGGAGTTGCGGTGCTTCGCAATGGTGGGGCAGGACTTGCTCTCGATGTCGAGAATCTCGACGGCATAGCTGCCATCGTTCTGGCGCAGCACACCGAGCGAGAACAGGAACGGCAGGTCATTGCGTGTCTCGCCCACGATGAACCGCCTGACCTCGCACCCCACGGCATCCGACCGCCCGGCCAGACCCATGTACTTCACCTTGCCCCAGTCCGCCTCGCCGTGCGATGCGACGATCTCGCCAGCCGCACGATGCAGGGCACCGTAGTGATCGACCTTGGGCAGGAGATGCGTCATCCCCACCGTGTCGAACGCCTTCTCCGCCACGCCACGGGGAACACGCTTGCTCCCCCAGAACACGATCAAATGGTCACTCGTCAACTGCTTCGTCATGACAGCAAACTCCTTGTTGTGATGGGCACCCGTTCAACATGCCCCCGTTGTCAAGAGCAGCACCGCGCCGCTCCCCCTTACCCTTCCACCCCCTGCCAAAAAACACCCCGGCCCCCGGGAAACCAGCGGAAAACCACTGGGCCGGGGGCCGGGGTAGACACTGTCCTGACACTGTGATCAGCGTCGGCTTTTCTTCGCCTTGCGATAGGCGTCACCGTCGTAGGTCAGCGTCATCTGACCGTCCTTGAATTCGCACTCGATGTGGCACTGGTGCAACAGTGCGTTGACCGCCCCAGTCAACACGTAATCCTCGTCCGTGTCGTACCCATTACGCACGGCATGGGTTGCCGCCATAACGAGGGACAGAACTGCCATGGTTGGCAGTTCGGGATGGTGCATGTCCATCATGCAGTTGCACTTAGGCATACGCCGCTTGGTCTTCTTGGTCTTCGTCGCCATCACACAAATCCTTTCAGTGAGGAATAACTACCGTCTGCTCGATCTGCTCCAGCCGTGCAGCCAAACGCATGGCCGCGTCATACCGGACGGAGTGATCGTCTGGGCCACCCCAGATCAAGTCACTGTCATTGCACAACTCATCCATTGCTTCCTTCAGCAGGAAGAACTCCTGCGGGGTGAAGCGAATGACGATCTCCATCTGCGGCATCACTGGCCCTCCGTAAAGCAGGCCACGTCACCACGCCTATCGCTTGACATGCCGTTGAGGTAGGCGTAACTCACCTGCTCATTCCCGACACGCCCACCACGCACCACGATCACATCGTCCTCATGCCGATGCGTCTCGCTAACCGCAAGGGCGAGGTCATCCACATCCATGCCATGAATGCGGTCAATCAACACCTGACGCGCCTCTTCGTCACACATTTCACGAACTTCCATCACTCACATCCTTTCCGTAAGAGTTCAAGAACAATACGAACCACAAGAAACAGAAGCTCCATCTCGCGATCATTCATCACGCACCTCCTTGTTGTGATGGGTATGTCAACAACAACGGGGGTAGCCAGCGTCATGCCAGCTACCCCCGTTGCACACACAGAGAACTACTTGCTCGACTTGACCTCGACCTTGCTGGCAGCACCGAGTTGGCGGAGCAGTGCCTTGGCAAGGGCTTCGTAATCCACGGTCACATCGTCAACGTCGATCTCCAACTCACGGGCAACGTCAGACAGATCGAAGTGCCCCGCCACTTCAGACGCTTCCATGTGGCTCGCCACTTCGTAGTAGTCAATCTCGACATGCTGTGCGATGTCCTCGCTGTCGAGATGCTCGGCAATGTCCGATGCACTGACGCTAGTGTGCTTCGCCACATGGGTGTACAGATCGTCGGTGTCGATGTTGTCAAAGATCGCTCCGTAATCGAGATGCTCGGCCAGCTTCTTGACGTTGACGCGATCAGCGATTGCCTGCGCCATCCACTCCTTCGCCGTGTCACTCTTGAGAATGGCAGCGGCAATGGCGTTGACGATTGGGGTGACGATGCGAACAAACAACTTCGTAAACATGTGAACTCTCCTGTGTGTGAGCTTGGCCCCAGCTGTCTGACCGGCGGCGGCTCACCCCTTCCCTTCCACCCCCTGCCCAGCCCGGCCGCTGGCCGCTGGGGTAAGGCAGCGCGGGCGCGTCGTTAACGCATTCACTCACGTCATGCGGCCCGCACTACAGCCCTGACGCTACGCCCTGCGTGAGTTCGGGCTAACGCTTCAACCGCGCTGACCTGACTGTCGTAGTCATTCGTTCATTGCACGGAATGAGAAGCCGCCGCTGCCCGGGGGGTGGAAGGGGTGGGGTAGCCAGCCGCTTGTGCTGGTGGGCATCTCAACAAGGAGACAGTGCAATGGCTCGTCCGAATGGTGTGGTTCTCTACCGTGGCTATGGGTTTGACGGCACTCCCATCGTGGCAATCGCGGTGTTCGGTGAAAGCTCCAACTCCAAAACCGGGGGAATGATTCAAGTCCACATCCTGTGCGACAACGGTCAATCCCCTGTCGAGGCAGTGGTATCCGACGCAGACACTGCCATCTGTGATGGGTGCGTGTTGAAGGGCATCGCGTGGAAACTGCGTGGGTGCTACGTCAACGTGGCGACTGGTCCCGGTGCAGTCTGGCGGTGCTACATCGACGGCGGCTACCCGGACTACCAGCGTGCCGTGCATGACGAGTATTTCGTGGGACGTGAGATCAGATGGGGTGCATATGGCGAGCCAGTGCTGATCCCACTGTCGATCATCTCGCACATCTGCGACCTGTCGAACGGATGGTCTGGCTACACGCACCAGTGGCGGAAGGCTCGATACCGTCCGTATCGCCGGTACTTCATGGCGAGTACGCACACCATCGAGGACTGCCGGGAAGCCGTGAGTCTGGGATGGCGGTTCTTCAAGTCCGCCAACCAGCACACTGCCGAGGACATTGCCGCATTGCAGGCGATCACCCCCTGTTTCAACTGCCCCGCCAGTAAGGAACAAGGCCATCGGTTGCAGTGCTACCAGTGTCTGGCATGCAACGGATTGGAAACGCTGTCGGCCAACTACGCACAGCGTGCGTCAGTGTGGATCGACACGCACGGTGGGCTGGGCGTGATGCACACGTCGAAGCATCTGCCAATTCTCAACTGACAGCCCCAACGCTACGCCCCGTGACATACGGGGTAACCGCGTAGTCCACGGCAGACGGGTAATGCCCGGCCACTCACGCACCACAACGTATGTGGGTGGCCGGGCCGCAGGGGGTGGAAGGGTCAGGGTAGGCCAGCCGGATGTTCCGGTGGGCATTTCAACAACAACGAAGGAGTGTCACATGACACACGCAGACGCAGTTCGCATGGTTCGTGGCAAGACCAACAAGACCAGCCGCAAGATCGGCAACAACACGTACGGAATCATTCACGACAACGGCGACGTGGGCATTGTGCTGCATAGCACGGAAGTGGTGACCATCCACGCGGACGGCACGTATACCCTGCGATCCGGCGGGTGGCGGACAGTGACCACGAAGGATCGCATCAACACGTACTGCCCCTACCGTGTGACGCAGCGCAAGGGCGAGTGGTCCGTGTCTTACTGGAATGGCCACTCTCACAGCGACAGCATCGAGTTTGAAGACGGCATGTGCGTCAGTCACGACATGTTCAACCAGTTGGTCAACGCCTAATCCCACACTCACAGAAAGGAACACTGCGATGACACACGAAATCGAGCGATTCAATGTGGGCAATGTCACTGTCGTGATCACCCATGATCCCGATCCCCTCAACCCGAGAAAGGAGTTCGACAATGCCGGGACAATGGTGTGCTTCCACAGACGCTATGCGTTGGGAGACACGCACGACTTCGGCACACCCGATGACTTCCGCACATGGCGGGCGGAGAACGAAGGCGACATTGTCGCGATCATGCCACTGTTTCTCTACGACCACAGTGGCCTGACAATGCGGACCACTCGCTTCGATTGCCCGTGGGATAGTGGGCAAGTGGGCTGGATTTACCTAACCCGCCAACGGCAGGAAGAGTGGGGCATTGCAGACCCCTCCGCCACACTCACGGTTGAAGTGGACACATACGACGAATACCTGCAAGGGAGCGTCTATTGCTTCAGCATTGTGCAAGACGGGCAAGACGTTGACGGATCGTGCGGATACATCGGGCTGGATCACTGCCGCACAGAGGCACGGCACACGGCCGAAGGGTACGCCTTGCAGCCCTGACGCTACGTCGTGCGAGTTCGCGATCATCGCGAATTGCTCGACACTATATGCAAGAAGATTCCCCCCTCCGTTGTCACGGTGCCCATCCGGACAACGGCAGGGGGTGGAAGGGTAGGGGTGTGGCAAGCTGGCAACGTCGCCAGCCCCACGGGTTCATTGTTTGAAAGGGTTACACCATGGCCGCGAAGACGAAGACTGCGACGAAGACTTTCACGGAAGCCGATTTTGAGGCTGAAATCGCACGACGGCTGGCGGAGAGGGAGAAGTCTGCGAAGGCCGCGAAGGATGCGGCAAAGGCCGCGAAGGATCGTCCGGGATTGAATGCCATTCCCACGACGGAAGCGGACACGGAAAACAACGTGTTGGCCCGGTGTGTGTACAACACGGGGGACCACGCCATTCACGGCACGGCCGTCATGGTCAACCACGACGGGAAGCATCTCCCGCGATTCGGGCTGTCTGTCCGTGGCATCTTCCGGATTCCGGGGGACACGGACACTGACGCGGAACGGCTGGTTTCCGCGATGGTGGCAAAGGCCGAACACGCTCCGGCCATGCTCGCCATGCTCACCAAAGCCTACACCGCCGCCGCGAAAGGCCACACCTTCCGCGTGAAAGAGAAGGCCGCGAAGTAGTCGCACGAATCCCCCGGGGAAACCCGGGGGATTTTTTTATGTACCTACCTACTGGTGTACAAACGTACAGTATGGAAACAGGCGGCACTCTTTCATTCCCCACCCGCCACCATGCGGCGAGTGATGGAACCTTCGACCCGGACGTAAGTGGCTGGCAGCAAAGGAGTTACGACAAGCCCACCCCGTCCACCCCCCAATCCATACATATATATATATATGTCCCGCTCTTGGATTTTTTCCAGATTTGCAAAGGGGCAACAGCACCGTCTCGCAGCCCCCTGCTGCACCGTTTCGCAGCCGCTGTTGACATGCTGTCCATAACTAGAGCAGCAGGCTAGAGAGCATCCGGCAACCGCTACCGGCCCCGTGGCTCTGGCCGTGCAAGCCCGAGGCGTAACGCAGCCCGACAACGGCTTGGCGACGAGGTGGACCGGGCAGTGGCATACCAGCCCCGGGTGGAGCGATCCGCCCGGGGCTGTGCTGTTCCCAGTGACTACTCCGCAGTCCGCCAGCCACCACCCCCTAGAGATTCTGCCCAAAGATTTCTCTGGCTGCGTGTCGCAAGTGCCCTGCTACCAGCGTGTTCCAGATTCCAGAACGAGAGAGAAAGTCATTCTTGTAGCTGTGCAGTTTGGTAAAGGTTCTGAATAACAAGCCTATCCCAGTAACCATCCCCGTAACGCTCTTGACAGGTTCTTACGCTGGGGGGCATGGGCCTAGACATCCTTACACCGAAGGGACAGGAGACGGTCGCTCAACTAGAGCGGGCGGTCTCTCTCTGGCACGGGCACCGGACCAACCGGATGTACGTTGCCACCCCTGCTGACGAGCCTGCCTCTGTAGATGCCGTCCTAGCGGATGGCGAGGGGGTTGTGCGGGCGGTTGTCGAGACCAAGTGCCGCAGCAACATCAGCTTGGAGGGGTTCCGCACCACCTTCAAGAACGAGTGGCTTGTCACGATGGACAAGCTGACAAGGGCGTGCCGGGTGAGCGAGATGCTGTGCGTCCCGCTGGTGGGCTTCCTCTATCTGGTGGACGAGGACGTGCTGCTCGTCCAGAAGCTGACCGACTCCAAAGGCCAGTTCTGCGTGCCTTTCCGGTGCGACAACACGGTGACGCAGAAGACCGTGAACGGAGGGGAGATTGTCAGAGCCAACGCCTACATCGACATGTCCAAGTGCCGGGTCTACGAACGAAGACCCTCTGGTGCGGTTGCATCGGGAGTACCGGGAGGAGTGCATCCGGCTGGGGAAGTATCGCCCCTTCAGTCCGGAGGAACTTCAGCAGGCCGAGGCCCGGCACAAGGCACGGTGCGACCGAATCCCGAACCAGCCCACACGAAAGCGTAAGCACCCTCCGAAAGGTACGGCTGACTGATGACCATGCCATACGAGCGTTACCGCGCCATCCACAATACACGCGAGTTTCTGATGGATTTGCTCGATCCACGCAAGACTCCTCGCGTACCGAAACCAGTCCGCCAAGCGGCGGCTCGATGCTTGCGGCACTACCCCATGTCTCACGACATGGAACAGGTGGCCCGCAAGTGTCCGGCGACGTTTGGCACTGGCAAGTGTGATTAGGACCGACCCCAGCCAAGGAAGGAAGGATTCGTATGCGTTGGTTTGTTCTTGCGTCTCTGCTTCTGACTGCGTCCGTTGCCAGTGCCGATAGCACCTACTATCGGTCTCGCACGGTCACTGTCTTCCGCTCCGCTCAGGAGGATGCGGATGACATGGCTCGGACTGGCGTTCTCCGCCACCGGGGCTGTTCGTCGTACGAAGGCGTAGGTTTCTCGACCGTGTCGGCCGATCACGCCATTCGCAACTGCTGTTTCTGGGGCCAGCGGAAGGTCAGGGAGGTCGCGGTTGCTCGCGGCCCGCGTGGCTGGTTTGCCTGCGTCCGCTACTGGTGATGTTCATCCCGGTTTCCGCAGGGTTCCGGTCCACCAAAAACCCTGCTTTCCATATTCGCGAAAGAAGAAAATGACCAAGCGAGACAGCCAGTTGCGTGAGTACGCCAGCGAGGCAGCGGACATCGTCACCCGGCTGCGGGACCGGGCCTACTCGTTCAAAGCCCCCGATCCTTTGTTGGAGGAAGCGGCGGATGAGATCGAGCGGCTGCGGCAATTTGATAGGTTGCAGCCTATCGAACCCGCCGCCGCTACACCCGCCACGCACGCTACACCGGGCGATGGTAGCTTGCAGGGCGAGGGTACATTGCCCCACTCGTATCGGGACAACGACGAAAAACGTGGCGTATCTGATACGAAAAGGGGGCCTGTGGCGTGGGCAATCCTTCACTTAGACCAGCAGTACGTCAGTCTTCTGCGAGAGATGGCAGAGGCTCACAATGTGTTTGCTGCGCCGATTGTACCGCTCTACCGCTCGCCCACGCTCACCAACGAGGAGCGGGAGGCGGTTGAGGCGGCAATCTCGTCCGAGTATTCAAGAGGCGCGTGGCACTGGGCAGACACGCTCCGCTCGCTGCTGGAGCGTCTCCAGTGATCACTCGCATCCACATCAATCAGCACATCATCCGCGCCAATAAGAAGCATGGGCTTAATGAGGCACCCATCTCAATAAAGCGAGGCGGGAAAGTCATCAAAGCGAACGAGGTAGAGGTACACGGACCATGCACCGTTGTGTATAGTCCCTGCAAGCCTCTGTCGTGCGGTGCCCGGGTGTGGATCGAGACCACGGCAGACATCACCATCAAGTGAGGTAGGCATGAGCATCATCAGCAAAGGTCGGAAGTATGAGTGCATGGGTGGCCCTCTGTGTGGAACACGGGTGCCAGCACATGCAGATGACGGCATGTACACGGTGGACGATCACGGCAGGCCGCACTTCTACCGCCTGATCCGTGTGATCAGACCTCCGAACGAGGTGGCAACCTACTACCACTACTTCGGAAGCAACCGTGCGGTAGCGGAAAACGCCCATCCGACACTGCGGCCACACGAACGCATGTTCCGCGCACGCAAGCGCAAATAGCTCCCTCTCGACCTAGCCGCCTAGCCAGCGGCATGTGCGGCCCCCGGCGTCTTATCCTTTCAACGCCGGGGGCCGTTTCTTTTTGCCCATAAGTAAGAAAGACAGTTTGTTCTTTCTTACAGGAGACAGCCATGCCAAGGGGCGTGCCGAAGAGCGACGGGCAGAAGATTGGCGAGAAATTCGATCTGGAGTACCGCAAGATGAAGCGGTCTCGCAAGGACGAGCGAGCGGCCAAGAAGGGCTGCAAAGATTGCGGCTGCAAGGGCAAATGCACCTGCGGGAAGTAGGTCATGGGCGGCACGGCCACAATCGAAGAACTGCAACGGTACGTGTGGGAGTTGCTGCCCACGCGGAAGCTCGCGATTGACCGCGAAATCGCTAACGACGCGATCATCGTTGCCGTACAGTGCTGGCCTGTCGAGGTACTGTCGCAGGCCGCAGTGGGATCGCAGGAGTGCGTGCAGGCGTTGAACTCGCTTGTCAATGACATCCGCCGCATGCTGTCCTGCATCTACGGTGCCGACCGCTTCATGGCTTACTGGACTGTTGGGTTGCGCACCCTGATACCGAATGCGGTCGAGATCATCTACGACTGGTGGAGAAGGCGGAAAGACAACCGGGCCAAGATCATTACGTGGCGAAGGAAGTGGGTGGTTGAATGAGCGAACTAGCACGAAAGCTAATCCGTGCATACCACGGTAGCCCGCACAGCTTTGACAGGTTTGACGCCAGCAAGATCGGGTCTGGTGAGGGTGCGCAAGCATACGGGCACGGGCTGTATTTTGCTGGTAACGAAGACATCGCGAGGTATTACCGCGACAAGCTGTCACCTGCTGGCGAGCCAAATGTAGAGGTTGGCGGCAAGCCAGTAGAGGGAGGCGGGCAACTGGGATTTGAGGCTGTATTTGGATACCCGCAAGCAGACGGCGCGCCTTTTCTGGCAGCAGACCCGTGGGCCGGGATTCCCACAAGAGACAAAGCAATTCGATTTCTCAAGATGGGCGCATTCGGAGGGGATGACATACCAACAGAACGAGCATTCGACACGGCAAGGGGCTTGATATGGTCGCCGGAAATCAACGGCGGAAATCCTGCGCCGGAATACGAGCAGTCGCTCTTGCGCGAACTAGACAGGCTGCAAGCAGAAGGCGCACAGCTAGCATGGCCGCAGTCTGGGCACATGTACGAAGTTGCGCTAGACACAGACCCAGATCAGCTGATTAAGGGCGATCTTCCTGTGAAGTGGCAAACACCTCAAGTGCAGGAAGCGTTAAAGGAGTTGGGTTACAGGACAAGCAACGGGCGAGGCGAGCGCGGTGGCTTGCAGGCGTACAACAACGTAGTCACTAAGGCGGAAAACAAATTTGCGACCGAGGGCGCGATGCCTAGGGATATCGCGGCGGCATCGCGTATGGCGAAAGATTCCGTAACCAGAGACATGGTGGACATGGGAATAAACGGAATCCAGTATTTGGACAACACATCGCGCCGCAAGGGCTATGGCTCCAGCAACTACGTGATGTTTCCCGGCACGGAAGAAATGATCCGCATCATTCGCAAATACGGTTTTGTTCCACCGGCATTGGCCGCAGCAGGTGCAGCAGGTCAGGCGCAGGCCGGATCAGACCTCGACGCTGCGATGAAGGGCATGCGTCAGGCAAATGCCACGGGACGAGCCGCTGCCGCAAACGGAGCCAACCCGAGAGAAGCCAACGCTGCCGCTCTGGCGAGCTTCGTGCCAGAGTCCACCCGCAGCGGCCAGCCTCTGTCGCAGTACCTTGGCAGTTTGTCGGAGCAAGACGCTGCCATGACGCCGCGTGGCATGTACGCCACGGCAGTGCAGGACTCGATGACCGCCCCTGTCATATCCGTGTCGGCAGCGGCGCAGGTGCTGGGCGACAAATCCGTTTCGGATCGTTATCAGGGTGGATATCTAAGCCCAATGGATTTTGCTCGCGAGCAGAGCCTGCAAGAGTCGCGTGCGCTGTTTGAGCAGCGAAAGGCGGCAGGCCCGTTCCCTCCCGGTGCAGAAGAGGCGTTCGTCCAGTGGTCGCAGCAGCAGGCCGACAGGCGAGCCGACAGTGTCGCGGGTGTGCTGGCTGGTACGTACGCGACACGGAACCCGGCAATCAACCAAACCGCTGGTCAGCTGCGGCAGCTTGTGGCCATGCACACCCCCAATCAAGAGTTCGCACAGTTTGGCGGCAGGACAGCGGCCGAGGACAAGCAGGCCCGGCAGCAGTACGGCTCTGATGCGGAATGGCGGCTTACGGAAGGCGGGCAGAAGAACTACGACGCACAGCGTGTGGCGGAGTTGTGGTCCGCTACGCAGGATGACTACACCCCTGCTAGCACCATGTCGCAGGTCGCAAGAGCAGTTGGTGGCGGCGTAACAAAGGCATACGACGCCATGGTTCCCGGCAGCATTCCCAAGGCTGGGCAGGCATGGAAAGAAATGGGGATGATCAACCAGCCGGACGGGAAGTACGAATATGCTGCACGTCTGTATGACCGAGGTGCGCAGCACCCGGGCAACGTCTACACGGCAGAAGGCTTGCCGAAGTACGGCACGGTAGACCCAACCACGGCGGCTGGGCTTGGAAACGCCACGGCTCTCAACCAGTCCTTCCCTCTAGCGGCGTGGTATCAGCAGGTCGGCGCGCCGATCCGTGAGGTAGCCAACTGGATGGGCAACGACCGCGAGTACGGTGACCCGAACATGGTCCGCAACCTGCGTGAGCTTCGGGCCGGATTTAATCGCGTGACCCCGGTTGTCCCTGACGGCGTGGACCCGCAGGCGTTCCAGACGATGGGCCAGAAGCTGTCCGGTGCAGACCAACGCTTGTCAGGATGGACATCGGCGTATGGTGGCCCCGCATTTGCCGACGCTTACAACGCCACGTTGGGCAAGGTCACAGGCCAGATGGATCGCACGTACCTGTCGCCTTTTGCCCAGACAATGGCGGAAATCCCGGCGGAGATCGTGGGCGACCCTGTCAACGCCGCATTCAACGTCGTTCTCCCGGTGGCCAGCGGAATAAAGGGAGCCATAACCGGCGGCATAGCTGGCGGCGCACGGCAGGCCGCGATGCAGGGCGGCGGCTCTCTGATTCGGAAGCTGGCATCTGCGCCCAAGCGTTCGCTCGATGACATCATCGAGGAGAACGTCGAGGGGCTAGGTTTTGGCAGTGCCGTTGCTGGCATCCAGTCCTACTTCTCTCCAGAGAAAAAGAACCTCCTGATGGGAGAGGCGGACCCGAATGACCCGGGGTATGACAAGAAGCTGGAAGAGGCATCAGTGCAGGCACGCACTGAACAGATGGATGCGGCGCGGGAGTACGGTGACGCGGTTGGCCGCAAGTCACCGAAGCCAACCCTGAAGACGCCAATGCCGCAGACGTTCATGCTGACTCGATAAATCCTGCTTAGGCCGCGCTGCGCTCGTCGCCATACTTTCTCCTGACCTGTACAGGAGAACACGTATGAGCGACGATCAAGTCGAGGTTCCGGACTCCGCACCAGTTGATTCCGCCCCGGTATCCGAGCCGGTTGAGCAATCTTCTCCGGTCGAGCAGCCCCAGCAGCAGGAAGTCTGGGGCCACTTCCGCTCGATGCCAGAGTTCCAAGGGCAGGATGACACTGCGATTGCCCAGCGTCTGTACCACGCCATGCAGCGTGAAGAGGCAGCGGCGCGGGCACTTCAGCAGTACCAGTCCCTTGTCCCGGTCGCGCAGGACTATCTCCAGAACCGTCCGGACTACGAAGCGTGGAAGGCGTCTCGGTCCCAGCAGCAGCAGCCTTCCCAGCCGCAGGCGCAGGCCAAGCAGCCAGAGCAGCACGCTTGGTGGAACCCGCCGCAGGTCAAGGACTCATACAAGCGGTATCTGACCCGCGACGAGAACGGCCGCGAGGTCATTGACCCCAACGCCCCGCTCGATGCGAAGGCAGCGTTGCAGGACTATCAGGACTACCGGGCCACGTTTGCCCAGAAGTTCCTCGACAATCCGGAGCAGACGCTTGGCCCCATGGTCGAGCGTGTGGCTGTCGAGCGGGCGGAAGCCATCGTTGAACAGCGTCTCCAGCGGATGCAGGACGAGCAGTACGTGTCCGGTTTGGAGCGGGAAAACAAGGATTGGCTGTACGACGAAAAAGGCAATGTCTCTGCGGAAGGCATCGCGGTCCAGAAATATATAGGAGACGCTAAGAGTCTTGGCATCTCCGGGGCACAGGCCCGCTGGGACTACGCGACGAGGATGGTTGAACGGGACTTGCTCCTCGCCAACCTTCGGCAGTCGCAGATTCAGCAGCAGCCCATGCCGCAAATGCAACCGCCCGTACCACAAGTACAGCAGAGACCAACGGCAGAGCAGCAAAACATGGAGTTCCTGCGACAGCAGGCCATGCGAACTGCGAGCCAGAGGTCAGTGACCACTGCAACTAACGCACGAACCCCTCAGAAGCCAATGACCTTTGAAGAGCGGCTGATGGCAGCTGCTCAAGAAGAAGGCTTGCTTTAAAACGCAGGAGATACTGAACACATGGCCAGTCCCACCGATTGGAGCCGGGTAATTGCCACGACCATCGTCAACCATCTTCGGGAAACTGAAGAGGCGACGTTTCGTAAGTTCAAGGTCTTTGCTGCTCTGGAGTCGAGCGGCAACGTGATCATGAACCAGTCTGGCCGAGGCTTCGACTGGAATGTGCGCTTCAGAAACGCGCCTGTGACCGGGAATTCTGGTGACACGCCGAGGACGTTCAGTCGCATCAACATGTGGAAGCGGGCCGAGCTTCCGTGGCGCGGCTTCACGACCACCGATTCGATCTACCGTCGTGAAATGCTGGAGAACCGTGGCCAGCAGGCTCTCTGCGACGTGGCAGGGAAAATGGCCGAGCGGTTGCAGGAATCGCTGGAGCAGCACCTGTCGTACCAGCCTTATCGTGACGGCAATCAGTCCGGCTTTGAGAACGACTTCCACGGCATGGAATCGTTCCTTGGCTACAACGGCACGGTGAGTGAAGCCGGTGGCGCGTTCGATCAGCGAGCGGCCAACACGGCAGATCGCTACGGCTTCCCGTCTGACAACTACGCCGGTCTCTCGACGCAGCTGGGCTTCTACGGCGGCGGTCGCATCGGCTCTGGCAGCGGCATCTGGCCGAACGTACCTGTAGACCCAGAAGTGGATTTTTACTCGCCCCTCGTAATCAACTACAACGCGACCTCGCTCAACAGCCTGTCGCCCGCTAAGGGCAACTGGAGGGTGAACTGCGTCCAAGCGATCCGCGAAGGTCTCCACGGTTGCAAGCGCAACGACACGAAGGAGTCGCAGATCGACATGGTTGTTCTGGATCGGCAACTCTACATCCAGTTCCTCAACCAGTACAACGACAAGGAGCGGATCGCGATCTCCAAGGAGAGCGGTCTCAAGGCCATGGGCTTCACCGATGTGACGACCCTCGATGGCTGCGAGGTCACAAGCGAGTACGCCGTTCCGGCAGGCCGTGGCTACGGTCTCTCGATTGGCAACATGGAACTGCGTTGCCTTGAGAATCAGCTGATGGTCGCAGAAGGCCCATTTTTCTCGGAAGAAACGCAGTCATACAGGTACGCCTGCTCGACTCTCGGCAACTTCCGTTTCCGTAGTCCGAGGAATTTCTTTGCCCTCGCTCCCATCTCCGCTGAAACCAACTGATAAGGAGTTGTTCCACACATGAGCAGCATTTTCTCTGATCCCCTGTTCCGGCGTGGTACGACGCTCCTCTCTGGCGAGACGATCGAGTACACGGACGTTGCCAACACAATTCCGCTCGCGGGCGGCGAGGTGGTTGGTCAGGTCAAGGTGTTCCAAGATGTACGCCCGACCGGCGATGGGCGGAGGTTTAGCAACAGGCTCGTCTACTGTGTTGCGGCCCGGTACAAGGGCACCACGGTGAACGACGCCTCGACGGTTGCCGGGCAGGTTGTCCTGTTCGACTCCGCCAATCCGCTGATCGAGTTCACCAACTACCTGACGCAGGCCACGCACACCGCTGGTGCGTCCTACGGCGTGCTGGACGAGTACCTTACCGGCCAGCTGCGGAAGGATGACATCGTGTGGGTGGTGGTGAAGGGTCCGACTTCGGCCAAGCAGACGGCTGCTGCGATCAATGCTGGTGTGGGCGTCGAAGCCTCGACCACGGCCGGTTCGATCCTGACTCGCAACACCGGCACGCTGATTGGCCAGCAGATCGCTGGGGCCAACTCCGCTGCGGCTGTCGGCCTGACGCGAATCAACCTGATCAACGATTCGATCTGATCGGACTCTGAAATCAGAAACGCCTCTGACAGCCTGCTGGGGAACCCGGTGGGCTGTTATGCTTTACAGGCATGAACACTCGTACATGCTCGATCTGTGGCAACGAGAAGCCCCTGACGCAGGACTTCTTTCGTTGGCGCGTACAGGAAGGCAAGGGCTATTTCACGGCAGAGTGTAAGGAGTGCATCAGCAAGGCCAAGAAGATCAGCAAGGCCAAGGCTGAAGAGCGGCGCAAGCAGCAACTCCAGAAGGTCGAGTCGCTGGGCGTGGATGCGTTCATCCGTGCCACGCAGCATGGCGGCTCCAACATCCCGCACACGGCCGAGGTGGTCGAGCGTGTGTTTGGATACTTCGGCGGCGTAGGCGGGTTCTCAGCCGTCCTCGTCAAACAATACTGGGACAGTCCGCCGGGTGGCTCTGCCCGTAACCGGCTGCTGGAGACCATGTGTCGGCTTGTCACCAAGAATGTCGAGTCCGGCGGGGCCAAGAAGCCGTTGCAGTTGTGGAGCGAGGATGAGCTTGAGCAAGAGCTTGAGCAGCGTATGGCGGAGGCAGTTGCAAACTTCAAAGGAGTGACAATCGATGCCGAAGAAGACAAACCAAAACGGCTCCCACAAAAAGAAGCGTCACCCGAAAGCATCCCCCCCTCAGTTGCCGCCGCAATCAGGGATCACGAAGTATCAGCGAGACTCCTTAAAAGAACTGCAAAGCGAGCTTCGGGACAGGAAGCTGGAGGCTCTCCGCCTGTACCGCCCGAACCCGAATCAGGAGAAGATACATGAGTGCCGAGCGTCTGAAATTCTGGTCATCGGTGGCAACCGATCTGGCAAAAGCCTTTCGACGTTTGTGGAAGACGCGCGGTGCGTGACCAACCAAGACCCCCACGGAAAGTACCCAAAGGAAGGCATTCTCGTCATTGTCGGAAAGGACTGGAAGCACATCGGTCTTGTGTGCGCGCCCCTTCTCTTCCGCGCCGGTGCCTTCCGCATCATCAAAGACGAGAAGACTGGCGAGTGGAGAGCGTACGACCCCGTCAACGACGCTCACCGCAAGGCGGAGACGAAGCCCGCCCCGCCGCTGATCCCGCCTCGTCTGGTGAAGTCAACGAGTTGGGTTCTGAAGTCAGCTAACTACATGCAGTATTGCAAGCTGCATACGGGCTGGGAGATTCACTTCTTCTCATCAGAAGGCGATCCCGTACAAGGCTTTCAATGCGACCGTGCCCACATTGACGAGGACGTTAACAACGAAGGGTGGGTGCCAGAGCTTCAAGCACGACTGGTTGATCGCAAGGGAGTCTTTTGCTGGTCGGCTATGCCCCATTCGACCAATAACGCCTTGCTGGGTCTGAAGGAACGTGCCGACGCGAGCGAAGAGGCACTGGGAGACAAGTCGCACATCCGGCAGTTCAAGCTCCGCATGCTCGACAATCCGTTCCTCGATACGGAAGAGAAGAAGAAAAGCATCGAGCGGTGGTCGGCTCTGGGCGAAGACGTGCTTCGCATGCGTGCCGAGGGCGACTTCATCACCGACTCCGTACTGTGCTATCCCAACTTCGATATCCGCATCCACGGCATGGACCGGGCCGAATTGCCGGAAGGTCAGATACCGCACAACTGGTGCCGCTACGCAGTCATTGACCCGGGCCACGCCGTGACGGCTGTGCTGTTCTGCGCCGTGCCGCCGAACGGGGACTACTGGCTGTGCTACGACCAGCTGTACCTCCGCCAGTGCAACGCCACGATCTTCGGAGACGAGTTTGCCAAGCGGGTCAGGGACTGGCATTTCCATGCGTTCATCATCGACGCGCACGGTGGCCGGTTGCGTGACATCGGCTCCGGACGGCTCCCGGTCGAGCAGTACACCGAACAGCTGCTGACGAGAAACATCCGCAGCCAGATCACAGGCTCCAGTTTTCTTGCTGGGTGTGATGACATTCCGGCGAGAACCGAGGCTACCCGAACCGCCCTGCACATACGCCCTGTCGGCACGCCGCAACTGCGGGTGCTGCGGAACTCATGCCCCGATCTGGAGCGTGAGTTGAAGCGATACAGGAAACAGGTGAACTACGTTAGTGGAACGGCCATCGTGACAGACAAGCCGAACACCAAGGGCGAGGTTCACTTGTGCCAGTGTCTTGAGTACCTCTGCGCATACCGCCCAAAGTATCACGCGCCGCCGATCCGAAATGGCGAGCCTGATCCGTGGTGGGTCAAGTGGCAGCGTGAGCGCAAAAAGCGGCTGGGGGAAGGTGGTCCCGGCTATGTATTCTTGGGACCAAACGGAGGACGAGCCAGTGATAACTGAATGGAAAATGCCGCAGCCAAAGATTGGCGACATCGTGCTGTTCAGCAAGGACTACCAGACTTTTGCCAATCCTGTCGTGGGATTCGTGATGAAAGAACCGGGTGCTTCGACCATAAGCATCCTGACGTTCACGCCGACCGGGTATTCGATGGTGTACGACAGTTGCCATCATCGGGACGATCCGGCCTTGCAACACGATCACGGGTGGCAGGACTTGGGAGCGTGGGATTTTGCCCCATCGACCCTGACCATCCGCGAGTTAACAGCGGAGCCAACCAGTGGCCGAAAGTCTTCCAAGCAGTAACCCGCTTCGCCAGATAGCCACGACGTGGGTCAAGAAGCTGAAGGCAGCGGAGAAGTACAAAAAGCCCTTCTCCGACGATGCCAAAGAAGCATCTCTTTTCTACGACGGTGACCACAACTGGATGTGGCGTGACAGCTACGCCCGGGG